ATAATACGCACGCTGTGTTCGTCCGGCCCGATGCTGGCATTGTAAACATCCACATATCCGCTGATAACCGGGACATTCCCGATAGCCAGCATACAGGGCTGCCCTGGGCGGATGTCGATCTGGTCAGGGCTCAAGTATTTTTCAGTCACTGATATTTCAAAATCCGCTGGCATGCGCTCGCACCCGCGGGAAATTCGGATATCCTGCCAGCCCCGCCATGCCACGTTACCTATGGTCAGAGTGACATCTGTATTTATGTCGGGGACACTGCCACCCACCAGAGAGGAGAGTGTGCTCATTGGTCCAAAGCCTGAAACTGTGTGGGCATGAACAGTGGATGCGCTGCATTGGCACGAGAGATCAGATCACGCGCGCGGGATGCGTCCTGATACAGACGATACGCAAGGGCAATCGCTGGCATACGCACGTTGAAGGAATAGGAAACCAGACTGGCCAGCTGGGCACCCCGTGCGCTGAGGTCAGACACAACCGCTGTGCGCAGGGTGCGGAGCATGTCATAAGCCCCGCTTTCGGCATTATCGGCCGCGATAATAATCTCGGCATCGATGAGCTGCACGAAGGTTGTAAGGATCTGTTGCGCCGTCTGGGCATTATCTGGACTGGCTGCTTCTATGGCTTCCGCCAGACCAATCAGCGCCTGCCGGCGCAATACAGCGCCCACGGCACTACGCACCGTGGCCAGGTCCGCTCCTATTGGTGCTGTCGTGCTGGAGATATAGGGCTGATAAGCCGCCAGACCTGACAGAAGCCGTATGCGATCGGCCGGGCTGATGGTCGCCCCCGCGATAGCTGTAACGACAGAACGCGCAGCTGCCGCAAAATCCTCCGGTTGCGCAACAACAGCTGACGACGATGCAACCAGCGATGCCACTGCACCATCCAGCTCGGTACGAGAGGCAACAACTGCTGCACGTTGTGTGCTGATGGTGGCATAAGCCGGGGCGGGTACAGCCAGCATTCCCTGATCATACCGGCCATTCAGGCCCGGCAGACCCGAGCCCTCACTGGCAATGGCCCCGGGGTCACGCGAGACGGCCGCAGCTGACGCGCCCCATGCGCTGGCCACATTATGTGCCCCAAGACTGAGCACTGGGGCAGGGCTGCTTATGCCTGACAGTTCGGTAACCAGGACTCTGGCAACCGTGAGGACCGCAGCAGCTGCGGCTACCAGAATGGCATTTTGCGTATTGAGCAGCAGATTAGGGAATACCCGAGACCCGGCCTGCATGAGCACCAGCTCAAACTGCACCTCTCGCTGCGCATCCCCCCCTGTCGCGGAATGTAACGGGCTCTACCAGACTGCAACGCACCGGCCCGAGTGTTGGATGTACCAGCAGGCCCGGCCCCTCCAGTTCACAGGCTGCCGCCATGACCGCACGTTGCAAATACACATCATCCCCCACCAGACGGCAGGCAAACGACATGACGCGCGGGCCACGCCCCATATCTTCAGGCCATGGATCATCCCGGTAGGGGTATGTGTGCACGGCAGTACGCCGGCCAACGGTCAACCCACTATCGCGCACCAGAAATGGCACTCCGCGCCAGATGGCCGGAATATAGAGTTCAATAAAAGACATGCCGCCCCCCCCCCCCCTTTACTGCACAGGCATGGGGGCAACGACACGCGGGGCTGTGCCGCCTTGCGTTTTAACGTCACGCACCCGCACAGAGGTATTGCCGCCATCTTTGGAATGCACCTCCAGCGCTATGGTCCATTTTAGACGGCACATCTGAGCCACCATCATGCTGCTGCCGTTTGGCAACGGCGGTTTCTGTATCAATGGAACGCACATAATCCCGTGTTTCGGCTGGCAATGCGGAGTAGTCCCCCTGTCTGCTCGAAACGACCGACGGCAGCACTGTTGGGGCCTGCATTGTAACGGGCTTCTGCCACAGTGTAATTGCCACGAGATTTATCCACGTTCTGCCGCAGGTAGCGGGCAGACGCATCTATATTGCCCTGCCATGTGTAGTCGGGATCATCGATAGAGGCTGCTACCCCTAGTTCGCGCGCGGTATCCGGCATGAGCTGACCAGGTCCAAAAGCTCCGGCTGGGGACACATTGGTATATCCGCCGCCCTCGGTCCGGAGCAGGGACAGGAAACGGTCGGGGTCCACGCCATAGCGGGCAGCTGCCGCACGGGCTTCCGTGGCAATTTCGGCGGGAAGGGGACGCCCGCGCATGATGGTGTCATTCTTGGAAAGGCTGGCACCTCCCATGGTGGCAGCTTCATAACCTGCATAGAGGGCGCCACCCGTCTTCCCGATTTTCAGGCCCGTGCGGCCACCCCATTTGAGCAACGCCCATATGCCAGACAGCAGCCCACCTTTTGATGCGGCCTTGCCCGCCCCAGCAGCGGCCGCACCGCCTGCGGCGGCGTCTGCTGCCCCGGCAGCCAACCCCATGGCCTTGAGGGCCTTTGTGACCTGAATAATCTTGAGCAGGGTCATGCCAAAGCCGAGCAGCATGCGGGCTATCAGCAGCTCAACGATGGCTCCGCCAACACCCTTGGCGACCTCTTTCCAACCGCCCATAGCCTTGGCGGTATCCTGCACATTATTGAAAATGGTGTTGATATCGTCCGCAACGCCTTTCCAGTCCACGCCCATGATCCACTGGGCAAAGGCCTGAATGGCGGCACCTATGCGGGCGGCAATGAGTTCACGATTTTTAGCAATGAGGTCGGTAAACCACGAGAAGAGTGCCTGCAGGCCGGGGGCAGCCTGTTCTGCTACGGAGTACGCCAGCCCGCGCGTTGCCCAGCTCAGGCGCGTTTGCGCCATACGCAGGTTATTGGCAGCCTCCACCCCGGCAGCATTGGTCACGCCATACCGGCGCATTTCTGTCTGATATTGCTGGATGCCTTTGGAGCCCAAGCGCAGGAACGGCAGAAGCTCTTCCCCTGCGGCACCCAGCGTTGCGGTAGCGACGCGAGCCTGCAAGGTTGGGTCTTTTAGCGCTGCTATCTTATCGGCCAACTGGGGCAGTATTTCAGTCACACTGCGCGCACCTTGGCGCATGTTGCCTATGTTAATACCGAGCTGGCGGAAATACAGAAGCGCTTCATTATTCCGACCGCCAATGGCGTTAACCATGTTGTCGTGCAGGCCACGCAACCCGGAGGAAAGGGAGCCAGCAGACGCCCCTGCCAATTCGGCGGCCCCCTGAAGGGCTTGCAGTCTGTCCGGCATGATACCTATGCGCTTGGCCGTAAACCCCAATTGGGAACCAAACTGAGCCCAACTAGTCGTCAGTTTGTAAATACCGGCAAGGCTTGCCGCCCCGGTTAGAATGCCCATCGGCTCGATGATTCTGAGCAGGGAAGAGGCAGCAGAAAGACCAGAGCGGGCAAACCCCCGGAATGCCCCGGCAACCCGGCTGATACCGGCTGCATCCATGAACTTGCCAAATGACGTTTTGAAACGCTTTACCGGCGCATTAATGGTGTTAATGCTTTTGGTGATTCGCTCCATTACTTTGGTGGCGTTATCAACGGCCTTAATAGTAATAGTAAAGCCACTAGCCATCGGTTTCTCTGCTTTTATCTAGCTGTGCAAGCTGCTCGGTCCACCACAGGATTTCGGACCCTGTGAGGGCCAGGGTGTCCTGTGCTGACCAGTGGAGGCGGTCAGCCAGCCTCACGGCTAGCTGTCGCCAGTGTTCTGGCCAGCTTCTATAAAACGCTGGAGATAGTTTGCCGCCCTGTTCAGCACACCAATGGGGCAGTAGTCCCGCAGCACACTCATGGGCACACCGCTGTTTTGAGAAACCAGCGTGAGGGCATACAGACGCAGTTCAGCTGCCCCAAAGTTTCCTTTCAGGTGCTTTTCTGCATTGAGCACCTGCCCGGACAGCGGTTCGGACAAGGACAGTTCTGAATAACAGCCACCCCCCTTTACTTCTATTGGAGGGTCAAGCGGGATGATGAGCGTTTCGGGGAGTTGGTCGTTTGGTGCATTCTCTGTTTCATTGGTCATGATGCGAGTGTTTCCGTAACTGAAGCGCCTTCAAAAGTGACTTCCATGGTGGCTTCCACCGTGTTGACTTCCACCGCTTCGGTGCACCACATACCCGCCCCACCAACGGTTTTGCCGTTGGCCAGACTGAGCTGCACTTCATTGTCTGACATGTCACTAAAATCAGCCACGCTCATGCCCCCGGCATCGCGGATGGACATGACAATGCGCCCCTGTTGGGGCATTTCAGAAAAGCCATGAATACCGTTCTGGCCTTTGAGGGTTTCCCTTACCACTTTTGTCGGGCTGTAACGGGTTTCGATAATGTCGTAAGGCACGCCATCAATGAACCCTGCTGCAACGCCTGAGCGGCGCATGTTCGACATTTTCTTAATCCTCAGCTTTTACGGAACTGGATGAGCATTGCGATGTTGCGCACCTGATTGGCGACATCGACTGGCAGCAACTCCTGAAGACGCCCACCACCGATATTCTTGACCAGAATGGCTGCGGCGAATTTGGCACTGTTCTGCACGTAACCGCCTGCTTCCAACTGGCGGTACCGGCTAATCAAGGCCTGCTTGACTACCGGAGCGTTAATCGCGCTGGAGCCTGCAGGGATTGCCGTTGCATCAGACACCAATTTTTTTGTCAGGTAAGGTGCCTGGAAACTACGCAGATCACGGATGACATAGGCCAGCTGGTTCATGGTTTCCGCGTCCAGATAGGAATCATCTGGCATGTCCGAACCGTTGATCTGGTACGTTGTGACCAGACGGAGAATGGATACCGTACCATCATCAGCCACGCTGAATGTGGAAAGCCCATCATAGAGCAGAGTGTTCTGCTCGGAGAATGTTGGCCGGTTGGAAACACTGGGCGCACCGACTGTAAGGGCAACCTGGGTAATGGGCAGGCCGGGGTCTATGCGGCATTTGACGGCAACCCCGGCTGTAATTTCGGCAAGCCACCGCAAGGGGCTATGTGGACTATCGAATACCGGCATCACGGTCAGATGCTCGTTATTGACCGTTGCGCCAAATGCCGCGTTTTGCCCCAGTGTTCCACGCCGTGCGCTGAACACATGACCAAAAAGCTCCTGCTGCCAGGACCAACGCCCGACCGTATCATTCCAGAACTCTTTGAGGATGGGCAGAGTGGACGTATCCAGATATGGGCAGCCTACAAAATCGAATGCCCGTGTGCCAAGGCTGGCCAGTGCTGTCGGCAGAGCTGCAAATGGGTTGATTGTACCGCCTGAAAATTGGGTCAGGGTAATGGTCAATCCGTCGGCGGCGTAGTCGGACGAAGCATCTGATATTGCCAGAAGAATATCGTTACCAACCTCACCTTTATTGCGTGCTGTAAGTGGGAGAGTGCCTGCGGCAACCGCACCTGCACTTACCGGAATATCTGCAACGCTAACCATGGCAGTGGCAATGCGGGCCAGAATATCGGCCGGTGCATCTGCCGCGCTGTAGCTGACAGTCACCAGTTCGCCATCAATCTCAAAAATAATGGAACCTGAGCCAGATGGCGTGCCTGTGATGCCAATGGCGCCCTTGGCTGCAACACCTTCTGGGTCATCACCCAGTGGCAATACCCACAACTCGCCAAACGTATCGATATTCCGATAGTGCTTGACCGCAATGGCAGCCTGCGAGCCATCACCAAACAGCGCACGCGCTGCAGTAACACTGGGCACAATTACAGCCTGACCTGCAGTTGCCGTACCTACCGGGAGCATTTGCCCGATAATAAGTGCCCGCAGAGTAACTGTTGCCGTGTTTGCCTGACTGGGGTCTATATCCGCGAAAATTCCGGGGACACGGTTGGTTGCAGGATAGTTGGGAAAGGTGATTGTACCGCTCATGCCGCACCCCCGCTAGCCTGCGCTGCTGGCGGCGGTGCGACGGTAGCGGCCACTGCTGTTGCGGGAGATGAAGGGGCGGCGGCATCCGGTGCAGTCTTGGATACATCGCCATCGCGCAGACGACGCACCCAGTAGGGGTCATAATCCGACACCGTTTTTCCAGAGGCTGGCACCGGCTCCAGTGTTACGGGATCACGCGCAGTGCGTCCCGCTACCGGGTAAATTTTCATGTGTTTGCTCCATCATTGGAGACCGCAAAACTCAGCGATGTCTCTTCGCCCGTTTGCGGATCGGTCAGTATTCCATTTATTTCTGTGATCTGTTCCTCTGGCTGCTGCCAGCCATCTTCATCCGTAATCAGGATTTTCAAGGAGAAGCGGAACTGCCAGTGCATACGCTGGCGGTCCATCTGCACCAGATTGCCCCCGGCGTATGAAAAACCCTGATTGCCAGTGGACCAGTCCGGTCGCCAGTTAAGGAGGCACCGGAACAGATCAGCCCGTGCTGCATCAAGCGTTGACGCAGAAAGCTGGCCTCGAGGATCAGCCACGTTCGGCAGGTCAACTACAACAGAAATTGTTTGCGTTACGTCCTGATCCAATCCGTTTTGGGAAACATTTCCTGCGGCATCATCTTCCACAGGAAGGACATAGGCTGCAGGGCGGGCCAGCCATGCTTTGTCAACAATCTGCGCCAGCTCGGCAGCACCAGCACAGCACCGCTCCCCGTTGGGGTCTTTTGCAAGGAATGTGGAGTTTTCGCGGATCTGGCGAATGACATCGCTGATGTTCATTTTTTAACGCGCTCCATAACAACACCCTGGACGGCAGCATCTGCCAGACGGCGGCGGATATCGGGGGCACACTGCGCCAGGGCTGCCGATAGGAATTTGCGGGGCTGTAGAATACGCCCCCCGGAAACATAGGTTTTACCCCGTGCGCGCTGATTCCGTTTGGCGGGACCGCCCCCCTTGGCCCCGGCCTCTAGGAACTTCGCATAGAAAGCCGCGTCACGGATTGTCTCGACATCTGCTGTGCGGCCCCGCCTGAGCTTGGCCTTGATGGAACGCGCAAGTGTTCCTGTCACACTAACTGGTGCTTGACTGGGGGCAGAGGCACGATATGCGCCTGTACTGCTTCCACCTCGGTATCCAATAGAACCACCCGGACCATAGTAGAGACGGCCACCACCAACAGAATTACGAATATTCTGCCGAGCCTTTGCCGCCACTTCACGTCCTGCTACCTGCAAACTCTTTCGCAGTTGTGCACGGTCATATTCGAGTACATATGAGGGAAATTCTATTTCTATGCTGCTATTGCCCGACATCAGGATTGTTCCCTGTTCCTGTCTGCTCCAGTTCGCACTCGATACAGAGGAAACGCTTGCGGCCTCCCAGTTCCTTGCACCGCCTGACACGAAAGCGCTCCCAGCGCAGTGTGCCGTCTGTACGAAGGCTGGTGCGGAAAATTACGGTTGTGTTGTCCAGGGCATCCCGCCAACGAATGAAAATGCGGTGCGTCATGCCGGGACTATCCGTTTGCATGCTTCCCCAATAGGTCATGGCACCCACGGGCTGGACATCTGCCCGCACACTAGCCATGGCTGGAAATGCCTCTACAATTCCCACGCCTGCCGCCTCGGGCGTCTGTTCGCGGGTAGCTATGAGTATGGGCCAGCGCAGCCGCCCCACTCTGACACGTTCATCTTCAGGCACCGAACCACACCAGACGATAATTGAAGAGAAGGGAGGCGGCGGCATCAGGCATGCTATCCATGCTCATATCGCCACGGTTTTCATAGAAGTAAGCAACAAGAATGCAGAGAGCGAGCTGGATATCGGATGGTATTGCTGTGCTATCCGCACCATAACCCGCGGTAAATGTTACCAGCAGATGCCGCCCACGGAGTAACCCAAAACCACCTGTCAGCCGGAAATTGGCAGGCTCTGATGCAGCATCCAGCCGATAGCCTGTTGGCGGAATTGTCTCTTCCGTGCCATCTGGGTCAATGACTGTTATGCCGCCAAAAGACGAATATGGCGCACGCAGCAATCGCATGGGACGTGGCTGCATGGGAGGCCATGAATAGGCCAATGGGAGAACCAGAAGAGGGGAGGGGGTCATGGGCCATGCGTTGGCAATGGGCTGGTCCCCCACTGCCATGGTGTATTCTGTATTGATCAGTGCCCGCCCTGTGTATTTTTCCACCCATGCGGCGGCGGCATTGATATAGACGCCTAACAGGCTGTCATCTTCATCATGATCAATACGCAGATGCCGTTTGACCAGATCGAGTGCCACAGCCGGGTTTGCTGGGGGCGTTTTAATACGCAGGACGAGAGTTGTTGGCATCAGCGGGCTACTGTCCGCCGAGAGAGTGCCTCAGCCTGGTTGGCCATTGCGCCATTGCGCATCCGGCGGTCCAGAGCCAGACCTTCTTCTTGGATACGCACCCGCAAAGCGTCGTCCTGCGCCTCTTCCTTTGTTGGCTTATATGGGGCAGCCCAGCCCTTGTCTTTAAGCTGCGCTGCAATTTCTGCCGGGAAGCGGGCGACCTGCCCTTTCTGATACCCGCGCCACCACCGCAGAAGGCGGATTGCCTCTGTGGTAACCTGAGATTCCTGTGGCTGAACTGAAGCTCTTCTGAACTGCATGAGGTCATTTTCCCTGAATTGGAAGAAAGCAGGCGGTACGCCACCGCCTGCTGAATACGATTAGGAGCCGGTGGTGCCAGAACCCGTTGTGCCGGTAGTGGATTTGGTTGGATTGGCGCTCTGAGCCGCCGAACCTGACGTATTGAGCGGCTGGGTTGTGAACGGAGAGCCAGAGGACATGCCTGTCCAGCCACCAGGCATCCAGGCATCTACGTCCGCCACGGCTATGGACTGAAGATGGCGGGCCTGAATATCGTGTTCACGGATGATACGGAAAAGTGTCTGATCACGCTGGAAGGCGCTCACCATTTCACCGTCGGTGCCCTTGTATGCACCTTCGTAAGAAACCTCGATATCTGCCGTATAAGCATCACCGATCAGGATATCGGCCATATCGACAAAGAATACGTAAGTGCCTTTGCCGTCTGTCTGGAGGTTCGTGGGGAGTTGCGTTGTTGTATAGTAAGGATACCCGTTCAGGTTCCCGGCATCCATTTCTTCCCGGAAGAAGTAATGGCCGACACTATCAGTCAAGCTCTTGAGAAACATTTCAACGGCAGGATGAAAAATCCAGCATGGGGACAGCATCCGGCTATTCCCATTTTTGAGCGACAGTTCCAGAGCGTTCAATGTACCCGTGGCACCAGCAAGCGTTGCCGCCCCACCCACGATAACAGCACCACCCATATTCAGCATGCCAATAGGGTCTTTGGCCGCACCGGCCCCCAGAAGAAATGCAAGGTCTTCACGCCGGGATGCAGAGGCAATCAGGTCATCACGCACGATGCTGTCCACAGACATTGCCGCACGACGGATAAGGTCGTTAGAAACCGGGACGAGAGTAGTCAGTTTTTTGGCGTTGAACTGCACATCGTCAAACTCTTCCTGACTGATGCCAATGTCATCCAGTTCTGCGCCATAACCAGATGATGCACCCCCAGCAAGCCGGGGCACAGTCAGGTTGCCGGTTGCCATATCAATGGTGCGGGCACCTGCACGACGCACTACGGTAGCCGCACGCAGCAGCTCAATGAGGTCTGCCACGAACTGCTGCGGCACCAATGCCCCGCCCGTGGTCTGGCCGCCTGCTGCCAGAGCTTTAACGACATCATTATTCCCCAGCTGCTTCTGGGCATATTCCATGGCGCTGGGGAAACCAAATTTTTTGGCATGCCCAACGCTGAGCATATAATGGATGAACTGATCCCCGGCCTTACGCTGCCCTTTAAGCAGGATTCCTGCAACAGAGCGAGTAATACCGCTGGCCGCCGCCATTTCGGCGGGGTCATCCGGGCCATTACCTGCACCTTCAGCGGCATCGAGGTTCAATACCTCTTCAACGCGGCTGATGCGGGTATCCAGATCAGCTATTGCCGCCTGACAATCCGTGAGCGTCTGATTGTCGTCCTTGTCCTCCTGAGCAGCGACATCCGGCGCGATAGGGCTACCGTCTTCAGCTGCTTTTACACGCGCAATAGCGCGTTCTTCCAGCCGAGCAACAGAACTGCGGTAATCATCTGCATATTTCTTGCGCTGGCGGCGGAGTTCTTTGAGGGATTCCAGATTGATCGGGAGGGGCATGTCGCTTCCTTTGTGCAAGCCCCTCCCCATTGGTTGAACAGCTAGAGCAGGGGCGTAAACCTTCTTGCTCGCGTAGCATGGAGTTGCGCGCGTGCGACCGACAGAGCGGCGGCCTTACCTTCCTCCGTGGAGTTTTCAAGGTTTTGCGGCTGAGTGACGGTGCTTTCGGGCAAAAGAAGTGCTTCCGGGTTGGCCGGCACGCTCACTATGGAGAACTCTGTGAGTTCCTGACGCTTGAAATCTATACCAGGGAACCAGTCATCAGCCCCCCGGTTTTCATCGTCGGTAAATTCCCACTCCTTTGGATAGAACCCTACGCTGGTTGCCCGCACAAAACCTGAAACACCGGAACGATAAGCATAGTCTGCCCATGGACCAACAACCGGCATATCAGACGGCTGAAACTCTACCGTGGCGCTAAGACCGTTGCTTTCCTGAACAACGCTGAGGGCCTTTCCTATGACCAGGTCATGATCATGTCCCCAGAGCACAACCGGATTTTGCAGGTATGCAGTCAAATCCCAACCATTGGCTGAAATTTTATCCTGCTCACGGTCCACTGCATCGGTAGTGATAACGTAGCGGAGCTTACGGACTTCTTCTCCACCCCCGTCAACGACCACTGGCTGTTTCGTTATGAAGGTATGCTTAACCACGATGTCATCAAGCCGTGCTGATGTTCCACGCTTGCGAACATCCCATGCCATTTTTGCGAAACGCGCTGGAGAGACAATGCGCATGGGTCAATTATCCTTTGGAGCTGGAGCAGATTCAGGCTTGGCCTCTGGAGCAGTATCACCAGGGGCACCAGTGGGCGGAGCAGATGGAGGCGTGATGTCGCCTGTGTTGAGCGGGAACCGGTGAATGTCACCGCCTTCAATGGGGGCAAGACCTTCTTTGGCGCGAGCTTCATTCACTGACAATATGCCGGTCTGGGTGCCAATACTGTAACCTTCATAGCGAGCCTTCATGTTGCCCCGCAGCAAACTGGCGAAATCAAAGTAGAGTTGAAGGCCTGCGTCTATGTCGTCCTGAAACAGCAGGCGGTCAGTGCCGACCTGTTCTGCCTCGGTGGCGACAGGCTGTAACGTATCGTTAATATAGGCCTGTTCTTCGCTTTCAATATCCGCAAATGTACCGCCAACCGGATGTTGCGCCTTGTGGGGAGGTACGCGGAAGATCCGGCAGATTTCCTCAACAGAAAATTTGCGGGATTCCAGAAATTGAGCTTCTTCCGCAGTCATGGTCATACGCTCATATTTCATGCCACTGCCCAGCACCATGGGCTTGGAAGAGTTTTCAACACCCTGGTAATGCTTCGCCACTTCATTGGCGATCTGCACTGCCCCCTCGGGGGTAAGAGGCTTATCTGTTGAGAGAACACCGCCAGACTGGTTGCCCTGCCTAAACAGAATTGCTGCATGCCGCTGAGCCGCAATAGCGACACCCATAACATCCTGCGCATACGCTATGGGAGACAAGCCAATATAACCACCGTCCACCATGGTATCACGCAGATGCAGAATATTCTCTTGATACCAGAGCTGCCCCTGGCCAATGGCAGGATGCGAAAATCGGTAATAGACACGCCCTGTCTCGCTGACGACCGGAGTAGTAATGTCAGGAGATAAAGGAATTAGGGATACAGGCTCACCACCCCAGTTACGCACAATGGCTGCGTAGGCGTTTCCTCTCAGCTTGAGAGATGTAATCATATAACGCCAGAACTGGTTTGAGGTTTGCCAGCTATTTGGCTTACGCAATAGCTTTAGCAAGGGATGATCGTGCACCCCTATATATCCACGGCCTCCGGGCAGCTTTCGGCGCAATGTCAGCTCCAGCTTGCCAATATCCTGAGAAATGCAGTTGACGCAGGCATAAACGGCCGAAGCCTGCAACGCAGTGAAGGGTGTTACAGGCGTGCCCGTACTGGCAGGATACCCCCCGAATGCCGCAAACATCCCCAAAGAGGGGAGTGTCGTGGTACCGATATCTTTTTGCTGGGGGGCTCCCGCATGCTGGCGGGCGGGAAATGATAGCGTGGGCTCACGCCGAAGATGGGCAGGGGGCATGCTTATCACCCAATTATGAGAATACCATTGACGTTCTGGACACCAACCGGCTTTTCCGGCGGCTTGAGGGTTGCGCCACCGTAGGCCATGATGGCCGCCACAATTCCGTCGATCTTGCCTGCGGCACCTGTTTCAGCCGATTTATCAGGTTTTATGTTTCCAGCAGGGTCTGTCTGGACGGAAACATTGCGGGCCATCCATGACGCAACAGGATGCCCCCCATGCTGCAATTTATGCCCCAGAACCAACCGTTCAAACCCCTTGCTGGCGGGCGACATTGAAAGATAGCCTTGCCGGAAATACTCAATAGGCAGGCCGTCCGTGTCACGCATGCGGTTGGGCATATCCCCCATATTAAAGGGATCAATCCCGATCCATTCCGGTCGGAAAAGTTCAGCATCTGCATTTGTCTGAGCACGGATATAATCGTTATCAACGATGGTTCCGGGCATTAACGTAAGCGCGCCTGCATCAACATAGGACTGATACCGCGCGCGACGGCCCGCAGGTTCATTGAACAACGATTGTTCAGGCAACCAGAAACGCCAGACAAAAATGTAATTCCCATCGGGCTCATTATCCAATGGGGGGAAGCACCAGCAGAGGGAACTCCAGTCCCGCGCCTGCGACAGATCGATTCCCCCAAAACATCTCCTGCCGGCAACATGTGCAGGCAGGTCTTGCCATCCGATAGATCCGGCTGAAGCCTTCCAATCAATAACAGGTATCCACCGTGTGACCTGCTCGGTCCACTGGTTGAGATGGAACCGCCGAAAATCGTTTTCAGCACGGGGGGATCGAGCAGCCTTCTCCGCCTCTTCCCGCATATAGTCGGGTTTAACTGAAACCCCATAATTCGGATTGGCCTTGCGCCAGGTCTCTTCCTTGGTCCAGTCATCATTCTCACCAGCTGCAAAAATAACCACTAGAATAGTCGGATCTATGACCTCGCCAGAAAGGATTTCAAGCGCGAGCTCATGCTGTTCGGAGGCGTAGCCAATCCCTTTAATACCTGCAGTGGTGATATAGATTTCCAGAGGCTGTCTTCGGGCAGCGGTGCCTTTATGCACCACATCTGCCAACTCTCCATCTCGCCATTCATGCACCTCATCGCCTATGGCAAAGGTTGGGCTCAGACCATGCTTGCCTTGAGGGCCTGCTGACAGGGGCCTGAATGAGTAGTTGAGAGCCGGACAGAATATAGCCCCCTTTAGCAATTCCAACCGGTTGGAAAGCCCCGCATTCATTGAAGCCATGGTGGCGGCTTTGCTAAATACGATTTTGGCCTGGTCTTTATCCACGGCCATGGAATAGCCTTGGCCACCCATTTCACGATCTACAAACATCATCAGCAGGGAAATGCCTGCTGCTAGCTCTGTCTTGCCATTTTTGCGCGGGATTTCAATCCAGGCACGCCGGTACAGTCGGGTACCATCTGCCCGCTTCCATCCGAATAGCGGACGGATAATCTCGTCTCTTTGCCAATCCTGAAGGTGAAAAGGCCTGCCCGCCCATTCACCTTCAGTATGCCTTAGCATCGTGGGGAAGAAGGCACACGCTCTCTGAGCAGCTTCCTCATCCCACCATGCGCCAAATTTCTCGGCCCCTGCTGGCAGATGAGGGATAGGCAACGGCTCAGACATCAATGACGCGTGTCAGCTGCGGGTCTAAAGAAATCGAGAGGATCAGAAGGCAACGGTGGCACACCCGCAACCCCGTCTTCAGATGGGCTTGCATCTGTACGGGGAGCATCAAGAGGAAGAGCCGTCTGTGTGTTCGCTGCCATCCTCATCAGGATCTGCTGGCGAGAGGCCGGGGTAAGCCCCAAACGATCCTCCATGTCCTGCAACCGCTTAACCAGGCGCTCCTGCACCAGAAAATGCGGGCTGATGCGCTGCATCTTCCCATGGGCACTTTCTGTCCAGTAAACGTGCCCCTGCTTGTCTAACTCACGAGTTGCCTTCACATAGTCGGCAAGGGTTTCGCAATAGCGGGCCAGTATGTTTCGGTCTGAAACGCGGACGATACGACTGTCAGTTATATATGAGGCCACATCGGCCCAGAATTTGCGGCCTTTGACCCCCATATGTTTCGGCGCTTCAATACCCGCAATGGGTGCAATATCAGCAACGCGCAGTTTTTTTGCCCGTTTTCCGGGGTTGCCTCTGGCCTCATTCAGTTCTGGCGAATTCGGAATCCGTCCACGAGCCATAATTTGTCTCCAAAAAAAAGTTTCAGGAATTTCGCGGCGATACGCGCTTAGGTAATGTGCGGTCCACACTTTGACCGCCTGATGGTTTGCCCCCCCCTACCTCTTGGGTGCTGAAGGTAGGGGAGGGGGCGGTCGGCAGAGGATCTGCATCAAAGTCAGGGATAGCCATCCCAGCCTCACGCATGCGACGACGGGCCCGTGCCATTGCTGATCTGCTTCGCCTCACTGCCATACGAGCACGCTCATAAGACAGGTTCGCTTCTTCTACATGGGAGCGCGCAAGGTGCAGGTTTGCGACGGCCTTTTGTGCGTCTAGATACAGGTCTTCAAACTCGGCAACCGCTCGGTCTGTCTGGCTGTTTAATAAGGCCAACGCTGCGGCTGCATCATTGGGGTGCATGCTGGCTGATGTCATGAGCTTCCTCTGGGCAATATCAGGACGGAGACGTTCAGGGGTTGTATTCAGCAGGCTGGCGACAGTTGTAAGGTGGCGCTCAGGGACACGCTTCCATTGGCTGACTGCCTGAGCGGTTACGCCACACGCATCCGCAATGCGCGAACAGTCGCCCCATTGCCGGATAAAGCGCAGACCATAAGGCCTACGCCATGGCGCGAATGGACCACGATGCTGCCCCTGCGCCATATCAATATGTCCTCCGTCCTTCGCTGACAGTCTTACGCGAGTGGCATTCCTTGGTGAGTGCTTGCCAGTTGCTCTCGTCCCAAAAGAGGTCATAATCCCCACGGTGCGGGCGTATGTGATCCACCTCAGTTGCAGGGCGCTGACACGTAGGGTCCGAACACTGGCAGATAGGGTTCTCAAGCAAGAACTGCTTTCTGGCTTTCTGCCAACGGCGCCCATAACCACGAGAAGCAGCAGATGCCCTCTGAGGGGAGGCAGCTGCTGCTGGCGTTGCCGCAAAAGGGCGGAATGTTGGAACTGGGGACATGATCAGGCCGCCGCCTTTTGCAAAAAATCCGCCAGCGCGGGCTGAGGGCCATTTGCACCACCGCGCATCCAGTCCTTCATTGCCTGCTCCCAGTCTTTTTCAGCAGCTTCTTCCTCTGCCGAACGGACAGGAGCGGGGATATTCCCCAGCGCTATGGCTTCAGAAATGGCGTTTTTGAAATACCCAAGATGGGTTACTGGCTTACCTGCCGCGTTCTGACGCTCTGTAATGACCGTAATTTCTGCGACTACCAGCCGTTCGATTTCATCCGCGCTCATTCCACGGGCCAAGCCATCAGCGGCCCATTGCCGTGCTGCTGACCAATTCCCCATGCTCCTGGCAGGGTCAAACCCAGCAGCATCAAAGGCTTTAGGCCCGATGCGCCGATAGACTGCATCTATCGCTTCTTTGGTTGGCTCGCACAGCTTAGCTGTAGCTTTATTACCTTCGGTATTAGCTAGCTTAGCTATAGGGTTGTGGGTTTCTGAATGGGTTTTGCCTTCCTGCACGGCGTTTCCTCCCTTTATGAGCATAGGCGGCATATGACGTTGCGCCGGGTCCGTACGTTCGGTAATTCGCTTACCCGGCGGTCTTCCGCCCTTTTTACCGTTCTCACGGTTTGCAAGAGTTCGTTTGCTTGGTTGCAATTCTGGACCGTAAGCCAGCGTTTGCGTCCCATCGTTCCATGAGATCAGCTCGGTTTGACTTTGGGTTTCCAAATGGGTTTTCAGTTCGGTTTCAGTCATGCCAAACCGAATACGCGCGACATCAGCCAAAGAAGGCGCACGCGCCATGCCAAAGGTTACGCTGCCGTCCAGGCCGATTTCATCAATCAGACCAACCAGCATGACCCAGATACCAAACGCAGCATGCCCAAGGGCCTGCATGCGGATGTCACATCCCATGTCCAGAATGAGCTTTCCCATGTTCTTGCGGGCCATAATCAAAAAACCTTTAACCGAAAGCCATTCCCCACAGGTTCCATAATCTGTCGTTCGATCAGGTGCGTAAGGGCATGGGAAAACTCATCTGGGTGGGCGGCGAGCAGACGGCACAGCTCGTCCTGTTTTACGGCACCCCCAGAACGAGGGTGACGCAATTCGGGCATAACATCGCCTATGTCAGTCAACTGGAGCCATGCGGCACGGGCAGACAGCGGCAATAATGCCCAACGCCGGTCTGCCATAACTGATCGGGCATGCTTTCCAAATCGCGGCGATGCCATCACATCCCCCCTTCTGTGGTCGATACCCATGCGGGACTGCGTTCATCCTCAGACGTGTCGCGGAACCATGTTGTACGGTTTGTGAAATGCAGGTGGCAGGTTCCTTCCGGCCCTTGCCTATTTTTAGGGATCAGAACATCTGCCTTGCCTTCAGCGGCCTGCGTACGCTGCAACAAAGCGCTGCAACGGTTTGCATAATCTTCTGAACTTTCCTTGTCTTTTCTTGGCAACCCTGCATCAATCTGCTTTTTGAGATAGTAGTGCTCTCGGTGCAGGAGCAGAATGGCGTCCGCATCCTGCTCCAAAGCCCCGGCATCACGCAGGTCAGACATCATGGGCCGCTTGTCTTCCCGCCGCTCTGTTTCACGGTTGAGCTGCGCCAGAACGACAATGGGCACTTCCAGTTCGGTTGCAAGCTGCTTGAGCTGCCCAGAAACCTTTGTAATGCGTTCATATGTCCGCTGATCTTCGTATGTGGATCCGGCAGACATGAGGCCGACATAGTCCACAACAATCAGGTCCAGCCCACGCTTGCTCCGCTTCATCCGCCGCGCACGGGACCGGAGTTTGGCAACGGTTATGCGGGGCTGAGTATCAATCTGGAGAGAGAGGTCTGCTGCGGCATGTTCGCCTTTTTCCAGTTCGCTCCATTGCCAGGCGGACAGAGGCTCACGCTCGCCTGTTTCCACGTCTTCGGGGATATCGTACCGGCGACCCGTGAAAACGGATTGTGTGGACAGGTCAGCCCATGCCGCCCCAGCACGAGCACCTAACTGCGGGGCCGTCATCTCCCCCGACCAGAACAACACGCTGTGGCCAGCTGCCGCAGAGCGAACAGCAATGCCAAAACCCAGAGACGTTTTGCCCATAGCCGGGCGTGCACCCAACAGATACATGGCAGAGGGCATAAGGCCGCCAGTCATACGGTCAAGGGCACGATACCCCCATGTTATGCCAGCCAGCCCACTGCCACGCCGGGCGGCTTCTTCTGCTGCCAAACGTGCCTGTTGCATGGAATGTTCCAGACTGTGGGTTGGCAATGCTTCATCCGTACCGCGCGCCAAATCCAGCAGGTGTGTTTCCAGCGCATCTACAATCTCAGCCCCGCTTTCGTCCCCAGGGCGACAGCAGCGGTCCAGAATTTCGGAACAGGTCTTGAACAGGCAGCGCCTTACCCACGCATCCCGGATGGCAGCGGCATAATCCGCCCCCATGAGCACACTACCCAAAGCCATAAGCAGAGAGGCCAGATATTCCTGCGCCGTCATGCGCCCGAGAAGCACATCCCCTTCCAACATGGGCTGCAAGGTAATGGGGTCTGCCTGCCTGCCCGAATTAATCAGATGGCGGCACAGCTCAAAAACCCGACCATTCAGCGCATTGGCAAAATGTTCTGGCTCAACGACCTCTTCTACCTTGAAGAATACTTTGTTGTTGGTGAGTATGGCGCTTAGCAAATGCCGCTCGGCCTCCAGATTAACCGGGGGCGGGCGCATGGCATCACCAAACAATCCACCATCTGCCATCTTCACAACTCCCTTATCCAACGCTGGACCTTGGCTTGCCTGCGGGCATTACTGGCCATAATGCGCCGTACGCGCCGGTTGCCTGCGGCAATGCGCTTTTGCACGTAACGCACCCGCAAAAACCGGAACTCCACCCGCACACGGTCACTGGCAACAATCCGGACCACGATGCACGTTGCACTGATCCCCAATAAAATTGTGGCGGGTTCGATCATGGCGCCCCACCATCCGCTTGCAGGGTTGCTGTCAACTGAGCAATCTCCTGCGCCAGCTCTGCATGCCGTTGCTGCAGCAACTCGCGCCGCCGATGGCGCACAGCCTCCCATTCATCCAGCGATACACGGCGTATCTCATGATGCCAGCAGGCCCGCACCCGGCGCTCGGTTAGACCGAACAGGCGCGCGACCTCACCAAAAGCAGCCTTGAGCCCGCGCGCTCGGCGGTTTTCTATTTCTGCTGCTATGGTGTTCTGGAACTGGTCAGACAGGGTGCTACCCGACATGGGTTGGCCCTCCATCGTCCCCTTGGGTGAAATACCCGCGCGCTTGGGTGAAATACCCAACATCTTGGGCGTCCTTTATGCCAGTGTCACACCTGTTGAGAGTGTTGGAACTGGCAGAGGAGGTCGCACAGGAAGAAGGGCAGGGGGCTGGCAGGTCAGGGCTGACACGCCGTGCCTCCAGTATGCCCAGCAGAGCAACGGGCAGTATGGTGCCGATATGCCGCATACCGCCACGCATTACATAACCCCCTTGCAGACCGGGGCATTGCTGCCCCGGTCGCAACGGGCCACCATGCGGCTGCAACACACAAACATGGAGGATTCTCTGATGACAGAGTTAGAACAGCTGCAGCCACTTATCCGCAAAATGCGCCGCCTAGATAATTCCCAAATAGAAATAGAATTAGATTTCCCATTTGAGAAATTGGCAACAATTGAAGGAAGTGGAATTACTGATTCTCGGGATGTTATTTCAGCCAAAGCGATAGGAATATTTAAGCAAGGAGAAATAAAAACATCAAGCACAAATCTAGATACATTATTCCATAGCTTCAGGCATTTAGTTACGGCCTGCAGAGGATGGCCCATAGCTGAGCGGAAAATAGATAAAATCAAAACGCAGCAAGATGACTCCCGTAATGTAACATTCACATTGCCTGGCAATGACCCCGCAATTTCTTTCACTGTGAAAGTCAAAGTGAAAGAAAAGGCATTTTCTCTTCTTTCAAGTGAAGAAGAGCTAGCCAAGCTATGTAGCCGGGAGGTTGCACAAGCTGCGGCGTTCATAGTGATTCTTACCCAGCGCGCTTATCAGCAGTTGTAATTTTTATATTTTGCGTGAGGTCGCTCAGGTTTACACCTGCACCGACCTCAACAAAGCGCACACCGGTATGTGTTAGAACCAAAACACTTTCTGGGCACCGAAGATCATGCCGGAGAGTCATAGCCTCAACCAGAGCCATGTTGGCCTGTAGAAATATAGCTTGTTTAAGTGCGTCCTTCGCTCGCTCCAGTTGAGCTGTAGCAGCACTGACATGATCCGGGGAAATATGGGTTTCCCCATCTTGATTATTTGCAGTCACGCAAATTCTCCTTTGTGTTTATAAAAATTCTGAAAAGGTTTCTTGATGCCCGTTCCATACAAAATGAATGATGACGGTAACGTAGCCCTTGAACCGGTGATTGAGTTTGCCACCAAGCCGCTCATGGGAACTGCCGTGTTTCTGACAATAGTCACGGCGACCTCAGCGGCGCATCTACCTGATGGTGACAAGCGACTTCAGTCAGTGCTGACCCCCGAGCAGGCCCTAGAGCTTGCAGAGAAACTCCAAAAAGAGGCGAGATTTCTTCTAAGCCAAAAACCCGCTTCACCAGCCCATTGAGTGATGACCTAGGCATTTCAAATGGGGAGGCCGCGGAATGCAGTTCTACAGAGCTCATGCAGCCTCTCCATTAATCAAACACAAAGCATTGAAGGATTGATTATGACCACCGACGAAACAGCACTGCTCAAAGCGCAGGTTGTGGCGCTGAAAGAAATTGCGAGCCTGAAAGCCAAACTTGCACGCATGAAGCGGGACAAATGATAGATCGGGATGGGAATAACCTGTCATGGAACAGCAGGTGCGTTCGGGTAATGCTGGATGACTTCCACCATGGCTGCCTCCAGCACCTTGGCGAGTTCGACAATCATCTCGCCACGAACATTCTCCCGGCCAACAACCATGGTAGCTTGGTCGATACACCAAGCGCGCAGGTAAACGGGGTCACGTAGTTCCGTAGGGCTCATGCAGCCTCTCCTTTATGTTCCATGGTGGGAGCGGGGAAAACGTCAGGCCGTATTTGGTGGGGGAGCATTCCTGCCAGTGTGGCAACGCCAACAGTGTGGCGTGGCGGCACACGTTTCCATCCACAGATTGTGGAATGGCTCAGGCCAAGCGCCTTGGCGACTTTCACAACACCGCCCGCTCTCTGAATGATGGCTTTCGTTTCCATGTGACTTGTGTCGCACACACCGACATAGCGCGTCAATTATGAATGTCGGAAGGGCAGACACATTGCATGGCTAAATGTGAGATTATCAGCGCCATGAAAGATGCTAAACTTCTCGGACAGCGCCTTCAAAAACTGCGGAAAAATCGTAAGATGCCGCAGATTGAAGTTGCGACTGCCATAGGGATATCCAGATCACGGTTAGCGGAAATTGAAGGGGGCGAAGACCCTGGATTTAGAACGTTCTGTGATTTGGCAGATTTTTATGAAACATCACTTGATTATCTTTACAGGGGCACGCCCCAAGCGAACATTGATAGTTCGCTCGAGCAAGTTGATGACCCGGAAGAACTCACTTTGCTTGAATTCTGGAGAAGTCTCTCTGACGACGAAAAGAATTTGTTGCGGGGGCTCTTTAGGAGGGGTGCTCAAGGGAAAGTCGCTTAATAAACGCGAAGGGCCTCTCATGCCTGTACTCCAAAATATCCTGCGCTCGCTTATGCTTCGAATAAACAAGAACATAAGACGAACATCAAGGCAAACAAATTTTTTCTTCATTATTTTAGTGGCGCTACTACTTCCCACATATGGCCTTAAAGGCCACGCTCAGACAGATAATTATTCTAGAACTGAAAACGAATCTAATAATGAACATAAAATAGGTAGAGAGTGGAATATACATGATAATTTAATTGATAAAGGAATATTTGTATTAACTAAGAAAAACCCTCAATATTGTCTCGTTGTCGCAGTTTTAGATATTCATAAAATAAAAGAGATTATGGGAAAAATATTAGATGCTGATTTGAAAAAAACATCATTAGATAGCATAAATGAAAATCCTCTTGAGTCTTTGTATGAATATGCCGATGCTGCAGTAAAAGATGTAATACCAATTAGCTTTCAGTCTTTCCCTGACGATAATGTCTGTACTATATCTATGTCTTATTTCGAATTTCAAAAATATAATGACAACACACCAGTTATATTCAATGTTACTATTTTCCGAAGCACTTTTAATAGAGTGAATTGGTCTAAAGTCGGTCAAGGTGACATATTCAGTATAGCTGCAAATTTTATAGTTTCACCCATTTTCGAACAGCGACTAAGCCACGAATCGCAGAAATTTTGGAAAGAGGACTGATAAATTTATGTCGGAACTGCCGACATAAATCCTTGCTTATGTGTGTCGGTGTGTGCGACATATCCTCCATCACCAACGATGGAGGGCCGTCATGGCTTACGACTATCTTGCATCCCCCAGGACAAACCCACGCCTTGCCAGCCTTGAGCAAAGCAATCGTCTAAAAGATCAGCTGCGCGACAGTGCACGCACAAGGCGCATGGCCGTGGTTGAAGTTGTGAATGCACTTGCCTGCACAGGCATGGCGGCAAATGATCCAGCACAACAGACTGAGGCTGATGCAATTTTGCGCAAACTACAGAACTTGCAGAATGCCATTGTGGATGAACAGCAGACAAAAGCGTGGCTGGCTGCATCCGAAGCTCAGTTGCTCACGGCCAATACGGAAGCAGCGCCTGCACCAGCCGTAACCAACCCGGAACCAGCAACACCCGCTGTTGTGCCGGAAAGCGCACCCAAAACCGAAGAGGCACCTTCTGTGGATGTTGCCCAGACTCTGCCAGCCACCAGCCAAGCAAGCGAGCCATAAGGAGCGGTAAGATGTCAGCTCCTGTAGCTAGTGCGCAACTGCTTCAAGATCAGGGAAAATTCCTGCCCTATGTCGCCCACGGCTATGCACGATCCATCAGACCAAAAAAGCGCCCTTCACGCCCGAACAGCATTTCAAGCATCATGTTCTGGTGCAGGCACCGTCGCATAACCATATACGCTTTACGCATTGGGGATGATATTTTTGTACTCAGTCATTTTCGGATGCGTCAGGCTTCGGTAGTTTTTTCGGCAATCGATCGACAAACTGATCGTACAGGAAAACTCCATATTCTCTGGGATCTGCAGGTAGCCCGCCTAACCACTGCGCTTCGACACGGAACGAAAGAGTGGACGGATTTTTGTCTGGCGTTGTCAGGGTGTACTCGCCCCACACTTTTGCACCGTGGACACCACGCTGGCGGCGATAGCCGAATTTCATCTCCAGCACGTCTTCACCAAGAGAAATGCGGAACGGGTAACGCTTTTTCATCAAGTTTCCTCATCGAGTCTGTTGCAAGCCCGATGATGGAAGGCGCGGGTGCTGCTGGCAACAGCGGCACCCGCATGCCGGACCTCACGTCATGAAGCGCCGCCTCCCACGATGCCACCGCACGCCTGCGCAACTGCTGCTACGTGTGCCTCGTTTTTCCGCTGATGCCCTGCTGATTGCGGCGGATGCGTACCGCGAACTGGCCAGCCATCATGCCCTTAACGGTGCCCCCGACCTTGCGGAGCAGGCCCATGCCATTGCCCGCCAGTTAACGGATGAAGCGCCCCGGCGTGTTGTGCCTGCACCAGCCCATATTCCACCCCCATGCAAAGGGAATGCCCCATGAACATTGTGGACCCTGAAGCCCTGTTTAATCAGCTGGACAAAAACCAGCAAACCGTTGCCCGCTGCCTGCAACTGCAAGCCCATGCACTGGACCACCATGCCCGAAAAGCCCATGCCCACGGCAATGCACGCGGCTGCCAGACCTGCACAGCAGACGCAGATGCATTGCGCCTGCGGCTGGAAGCCTTGTTGTTGGGCGCATGGGTGGCCGATGCAACCCCGCAACAAGGGGCCGCGCCATGCTGATTGCCCTGGATGACATACAGGAAAATGGCAATATGCGCCGCACGAGCCATTGCGCCACAGCTGATGCCGCACTGGAGGCCAGCATTGCAGCACTTGGCGTGCTCCAACCCATATTGGTAAGGCCCGACCGAAACGGCGGCTACGTTTTGATTGCAGGATACCGCCGCGTTGCCGCAGCGCGCCGGGTGGGGCTGGCAGAAGTGCCTGCTGAAATCCGGCTTATGAGCGAGCTGGAAAGCGAGGCAGCACAGGCCGCGGAAAACGTGGTGCGCCTGCCGGTTGATCCTGTGGACCTGTGGCGGCACATTGATCAGCTGATCCAGGCCGGATATTCGCTGCAATCTGCCGGGGCATCTTTGGGGATGCCTGATCGGCACATTCAGCAGATCAGTATTCTCAGCCAGATTGCCCCCCGGCTGCTGGACGCCATGGCCGGCAAACAACTGCCGCCATGGCGGACCCTTGGCATTATTGCGCAGGCACCGCACGACCAGCAGATTGCAGCCTTTGAGCGCCACAACTACCAGCACGGCGTAACATGGGCATCGGTCAGCGCAGAATGCACGGCACACCGGATACCGCAGGACCGCGCCATATTTGATGTGGCGGAATCGGGCGTGCATTTTGATGAGGATTTGTTTGCCGAGCCCGGCTCACCGGAGCAATTCACCACAGGCGATATCGCTGGGTTTATGGCTGCCCAGCTAGCAGCCGTTCAGGACCGCATTCAAAACGGCGACGAACCGGCCATGCTGTTGGAATACAGTCCAATGGCGCAACTACCAAAGCTGCCGACCGGCTGGGTTTATGTAGAACGCAAGGAACCGCTAACCCCACGCAGCAAACACAAACGCGCCTACGCCATTGTGCCCGCGAATGACTGGATGGACGCGGGCCGCGTGGTGGATGTGGTGATAAAACCTGCCGCCACAACCAAGGCCACTACGGCACCCGCCACAACGCACAGCACCGATGCCACCGAGCAGGAAGATTACGAGCCAGAACTCCCTACAGAGGAGCCCGAAGCACTACCGGACGATGTGTGCCAGATTACCAAGGCAGGATATGACATGCTGGCAGATATCCGAAATGAAGCACTGCACGATGCTCTACGTTCCCCCTTGCGTATGGCGCCAGAAAAAGCAGGGACCGCCCTGCTGATTGCCTATGCCGCAGGCCGGTATGATCTACGTGAAATTCTGGCGGCCATTGTATCCCCCGAAGGGACAATAACCATACCTGATGCCAATACTTTTGCCGCCATGGTAGGCGAGGCATTGGCCAGAACAATAAACCTGACCCCTCTGCATCGGCAAAACCAAGTCTCCCACTCGGCAGAATCCTATAATGCAGGGGAATGGATTGGCGCCATTGTGAATGCGGATGGCTTGATGCCGCCAGTAGATACTCCAGAGTTTCTGTCCTGCGTTGGCGGCCGCACACTACAGAACCTTGCGCATGATCATCTACCAAAGCCCGAAACAGCAGAAATGCCTGCAAAAGTAGCGGACCTGCGCCGTTGGTTATGTGGCCGCATACCCAACTGGGTTCCCGTGCATTTTGGTGCACCTGGGCCAATAGCTGACGCTTGGAAAAACCCAAGAGATGGCAACGGAGACCCAGAGTGCCCCGATACCAGATCACACTGACAAACCACTCAGCAGGCCGGTACCGCGGTGTTCTGGCTGATTTGGAAAGCCGCAGCCAAATCGACTTTCCCGATTGCAGCAAGCATCGCCAGGACGGCCGCAGTGTCATTACCGAACATAGCAGCACCGACCTGCCGGGGTGGTTTTTGGAAATGTCGTTTGTGGGTGATGGAGTGTTCAAGATCACTCTTTCAGACGCGCATTTCCGCATCGAGTTTCCAGAGTGCGAGCTGGACGAAACAGACAATGATGAGCCCCGTATTGTCGGCTGGACAGATAATGCGCAGGCGCTCCGAGAAAAAAGCGAGGTGAATGCAGCATGACCATTACACTCAACAATGCGCTAGCGTCTTTAAGCGCGCAGCTGCGCCAACAGCCAGGTGCCGCCACGTTTACCGTCACCCGGGAAGAACTGAATGCCGTTGTGGGTGGTGTCCTGAATGATGCACGCCGCCGCAAAGAAAAGCAGGAAAAAGACGAGCAGAACCTGAAATTCATGGCCCGCATTTCGCCGCATGTTCTGAACTTCTTGGCCCCCATCCTGCGTGGGCCGAAAAGCCTGTCACTGCCACTGCCGCGCTGGTCAAACTATGCGGGTGTATCCGTGATACGCGCTGCTGCAGGCGGGTGCATTGTGGCCGCGACCAATGGGAAGACAATGGCCATTGCCTACGATGCGGAAGCGACCCTGACGACGCCTGAAGGTGTGCGGGAAATGCGCTTTACCGTACCAGATTGCATTCTGGGTGCGTGCAGGCCGCCAGTGGCTCCAAAGCTGATCCCGCCGGGCGGTGAGCCCGAAGAGCTACCAGAAGGCATATGTGACCTGATGGTGCCGGATATGGTGTTTGCAAGCGGGGCAGGGATATTCGTCTGTCCAGTCGGGAACCCGTCGGACTATTCTGGCTGCGATGACGACTGTTGCGCTGAATGGTCGGAAGGTGGAGTGCTGGCGACCAGCCATGTTTCCATGCAGGATCTGTCTGATGACCGCTACTGCATCATGGAGGCCCGTGGAGAGGGCAATATCGTCACCAACCTCCTGCCGGTCATGACATGGGCGCGGGAAAACATGGAGCCCGTTAGCGGTATTGGCATGGGCTCTGACGCTACAGGCCAAATGACGGATTGCATGGGCCGCCTTCTGGAATGGACGCATTTTGACGCATTCCGGGTAAATGAGGGGAAGCGTAAGCCAGAGCAGGTTTGCATTGATTACGGCAATCTAGGCTGGACGTTTGGCGTTGGCACCACTCGTACAGGCGACCCGCTCAAAAGCCGCTTACTTACCTATACCCATGGCTCTGGGCGCTATGTCCTGATCCAGTGTGAATACATGACACGGAAAATGCCGGACACTCCGAAGGCAGATTGGTTCGCTCCAGAAGACAACGCAGGCACGCCAGAGGTGACGGCATGAATGATCAGAAACCTACCGGCGTGTTCGTGCGGTTGCCGTTGAGCAATGAACAGCTTGGAAAGCTTCTTGCTCCTATAGGAACACTCAATGAGCGCATGATCTCTATCGGAACGCCTGTGACGGGTGGTGAGCTGCAGGTAGTGGCTTACGACAATATCGCTTCAGGCTATCTGTCCCGTGTTGAGCCAGTCACTCCCAGCATAAACCTTGTCCGCCAGTCCGATGCCCAAGCCCAGATCGCGGCGCTTGAGGCTGAGGTTGTGCGGTTGCGGGAAGAGAATGAGCGGTTAAATCGTCAGATAAGGCCTCAGTTTTTTTGCTCTGATATTCTCGAAGAAAGCAGCATGGATACTCGCGAGGGTATCGTTGCAGAAGCTCGGGACTATGATGATGATTTGCAGGCTTTCACCATTTTCGAAATGGAAGGCTATGCCAAGGTGCACAAAAGCTACGGTTTCTATGACCATGGCGATAAATGCCACTGGTTTGATACTGAGGCGGAAGCGTTAAGTGCTGTCGCAGGCCTGAAAGGCGGTGCGGCATGAGCGAGGAACTGAAAAGCTGCCCGTTTTGTGGCGGGAAATCGCAAATCATTAAAGGGTATAGGGTGAATATCAAAAGGCCGTTTTACCGTGCCTTTTGCGTATCGTGCCAATCACGGCAGTTCACGCGGCATAGAACGCGGAAGGCATCTACCGCTGCATGGAACTCCCGCGCAGGAGAGAAGGCGTGACAGATAGAAATAAAGCTCGTGATGCGGCCTTCGCGTTGAACGATATTTCAGTTCTCGGTGGAATTGTGAAACTTCTGGAAAGCAACAATCTCCGCACAGAGACCGGGAAAGACGTCTGCTCAGAAGCAATATCTTTGTTGAATTACGCACAAGCGAGAATAACGCGCGATCATGATGCAGATATGCGGAGTATCGGGATATGACACTCACAATTAAGACGCCTCATGAAACCATCGCAGATGAAATTGTGGCGGAACGCAATCGCCAGATAACTGCGGAAGGATTTGATCGCGCGAATGATGATTCCCAGGATAAAGGGCAACTAGCAAAAGCTGCGGGATTTTATGCGTTAATAGCTGCTCCAGGCACATATCGGCCTATTGTGGAGTCTGGGGAGGCACCCCCACAGGGCTGGCCATGGGAGGGGTTTTGGAAGCCTACTTCACCGCGTAGAAATCTCATTAAAGCTGCCGCGCTTATCATCGCAGAGGTTGAGCGTCTAGACAGAAAGGCAGAGGGGGGCCGCAATGGCTGAAGTCCCCAAACTCTTGCGGGTACCGGATGTGCTGGAGCGCCTACAGGGGGCTATCGGCCGGAATAAACTGCTCCAGCATCTGAAATGCTACCCCGAGCATAATGGCGGCCCCACGCACCGGCGCATTGTCGGACGCATTGTTTTCCATCCTGATGATATAATTCGGTTGATTGATAGCCTGGAATGCCTCTCAAAGTCGTCACACGCCCCGGCAGAAAAACGCTCTACATACGCGGCACCGTCCGCGGACAAAGCTTATTCGAGTGCACTGGCACTTCTGACCCCGACCAAGCGGAGGCATTTAGAGCCAAACGTGAGGCAGAACTCTGGACTGAATCAGTCTATGGCAAGCGGGCGACGGTAACATTCGCCCATGCCGTAACCGCATACATGGAAGCTGAACCAAGAACAGAAACAACACGCACACATTTACGTAGGCTTTTGCTGCACTTTGGAACAACTAAACTGGAGAATATCGGGCAGCACGAACTGGACAATGCCTATAAGGCCATATTGACCAAAGGCACACAGGCCACCGGAGCAACCAAATTACGCGCGGTGTTGACACCCTTACGAGCTGTACTGGAGTTTGCCGCTATACGAGGTTGGTGCAGCAAGCCAGCATTCCAACGCCCCAAGGTGCAGCAGGTCCGTATGCAGTTTTTGCGCCCAGCAGAAGCCACAGCCTTGGTCGAAGCTGCCGCATTACATATTCAGCCTTTACTCATTTTTCTTATTGGCACGGGTGCGCGCATGTCAGAAGCTCTTGAGCTGGATTGGAAAGATGTTGATATAGTAGGGAAGCGCGCCGTTGTTTGGCAAAAACAGGATGACGAACGCCACATAGATCTACCACCCGTTGTGCTGCGCGCTCTGGAAGGCATAAAGGGCAGGGTAGGCCGCGTATTCCGCCCTGTCAGATGTAAGAGCGCCTACGGCTCCAAATCCAGCAAGCAGATTGGCGCAACATATTATGACACTGGACGCACAGGGGGCGGTCAAATCAAGACGGCCTGGGCAACTGCCTGCAAAAATGCTGGCCTTCCAGGACATTATCGCGTGTGGATACCCAAGGGGAAAGACAAGGCAAAAACTAAGTTTGTTCCAGACCTAACGCCTCACTGCTTACGGCACACATTCGCAACATGGCATTATTGCCTGCACAAAGACCTCCTACGCTTAAAAGATGACGGCGGATGGAGAACTATTACCATGGTGACACGCTATGCGAAGAAAATGCCCGACGCTTACCGTGACGAGATAATAGAATGGCTCGGGCTCTAATATGTGCCAAAGTAGAGCCAAACCCACTATTTTTTTGCATAAACCATTAAAAAACAATGGGTTATGTTTTCCTTCTTTCTGCCTTCACACGGCGGGGGTCACAGGTTCAATCCCTGTCGCACCCACCACGGTTTGCCCTAGTTTTCTGCGGGTTACAGAAAACAATCCACAAAATAATGAGTGCTCTATCGGTTTATATCGGTCCATATTGGACCATATTAAGCCACATCAATCCGTGCACCTTTTTGATTGACTTTGCATACTTTGTTCCTATTATGTTCTCCATCAGGGAGAAAGTAGATGAATGCACGCTATGCGGGAGACCGCACGACCGGCTTTGCCAGTCCGGCATCCGATTCTGTTGAGGGGCCGATTGACCTTTCCCAGACTCTGGATCTGGCGAATTCCAGCCGTTACCCGGTCCGCGTGCGCGGGGCGACCTTTGCCGCCCGTGGCATTCTGGACGGGGATATTCTGATAGCTGATACAGCAGGCTCTCCACAGGCAGGCCAACTGGTCATTCCCTGGCCCGCAGGGCGTGTTCTGCTGGTGGAATTGCAGAAGTGGGGCAACACGTGGTGGCTTGTATCGGGTGACAACACGCATCCACCACTGAGGTTGATCCTGCACGGGATATGGAAATCTGGGCCACTGTTGCCAGCGTGGTGTGTGAGAGAGCCTGATGTATTGCTGTCATAACCGCGGTCCCCGATGATCCTTTTTGTCTCTTCTGGCATATCCGCCAGCAGCACATCAGCACCTCTGCAATCACTGACCTGCCCTGCGGTCAGATGAAGGCGGACAGGACGGCCTTTACCGTCACATACAGCGTGCAGCTTTGAGTTCAGGTCCCCCTTTTGTCCGTCCGGTATGATGGGGAAAAGCCCCTTTTTAAGCAGGGAGGCACCGTTCTGTGTGCTTTGAGATGTGTCGCATCGATGATCAGACGCTTTGAACCACCGATCTGATCCGTTCCATCTAGCGCTTAGAAAGCAAAAAGACGTCACTCACAGGCTCACCCTCCACCGACAAGGCGGTGAATCACAATACTCCGCTCAGTTCAATAAATTAGCAGGTCCTGAGCATGGAAAGATTCATTAGCAATCCAACCCATCGAACCACGGGTCTAAAACACATCGGCTGGCGCGGCGTGGGCCAACTAGTAGTGATTATAGCGCCAGAGGGCATACCCGAAAGCGATTGCGCTAACCCCACCCACCACCATGGATAGTGGCTCGGCTCCCAGCCGTTCATACCATTGTGTGTAGAACTCGATCGCTCCGAAAACAGTCACGAGATTCACCAGCCTTCGGTAGCCACGCCTTGCTGCCCACAGGCCGGTTAGGAATAAGGACACGGCCCAGACGATGACAAACGCCACCGTCGGTAGCATGAAACTAGACGTGTTTATGCCGTCACTCAGTGAAACAGTCCTGAAGTTGAAATCATCTCCGAACAGCGAGCCGATCCAAAACCCCATATTAACCAAAACTAGGCTGATAAGCACAAAAATTAGCGCCACCCTTTCTCCAGTTCGCGGCAGCAGCAGAGCCAGCCGCCAGACTCCGAAGGCCAAAGCCGTAAAAACGAGGATCGTCAGCGTTGGCGAACGGATGGAGATCTCATAGCAGCCCGCCCAATAGCCGGTGCTGCCGCCAAGAGCTGCTTCCAGCGTTAACGGCACCAGCGCGATCAGCAGCCCGCTCTGTGCAACAATGCCTGTGCCTGTGAAAATTACCGCGGCCAGAATACAAGCATCCAGGGGGCGAAGGCCGAACAACCCACCAGATGCGGCCAGCACCAGCGCCCCGACCACCATCCAAATGCGGCCCAACAGCCCCCAATTTTCCTCGTGAAATTTCAAGGTCAGCCAGCCTACGCCTATGGTGATCATTCCGAATAGTGCCGCAAGCGCGATGCTGGCCATAAGGGAAAACCCAGCGGATGCCATCAGGCCGACAAGCCCGGCCGCCACCGCAATAGAGCCGAAGGCGACGAGAATATTGATGGCATTGCCGCCAATGTCACGACGCGCATGGCTTTTCAGCAAAACCGCCATCTCCGCCGAAATCACGCCCTGCTCGCAGAGCAGATCGGCATCAATCAAGATTTTCATTTATGCTCCTAAGTGGAAATGCGCAGCCCGCAGTTGATGAAGCATCTATATGGCGCCTGATTGGCCATGAATGCCTGTTCTGGGAACAGCGCGGCCAGCGTTCTTCGGCCGTGCAAATATCTGCTTTTCGCCTCTTCATGACTCAGATCGGACATTCTGCCCTCCATTTCAGACAATGACAAAGAGCCGCAGTTCATTGTCTGATTTATAGACGGGTTTGCCTCTCACAAGCCCTTACCAACGGTACACAAGCCACATAACGCCCCAGAAGGGTATCGCTAGGGCGGCCATCCGAGCCACGCGGAGCGTTCACCGAAGAAAATGGTGAATTGCGCCTTTGCCATGGACCATTTCCTCGGCGGCATGCTCTATTTTTTCTCAACCCGGTCAAGGTTGGGAAAAGAGTCTTGAGGGCCGTGGCCATAAAAATGAGCTCTTATTTTCTGTAATAGGCCTGAAAAATCTGCCAACGCGTCTTTTCAGCTTACACGATGATCTGTATGGCTAGGGGGCTGTCGTTCTCTTGGTTATCCGGGGTAACGCCTGCAATATCGTGCGCTGGTAGCTCAGTTGGTTAGAGCGGGCCGCTCATAACGGCTTGGTCGCGGGTTCAAGTCCTGCCCGGCGCACCATATTTTTATTCGGTTTTTGTATCTGGCACCGCCCACCTATTTCCCGTTTTATCGGGTCGGGGTTTAAGGTCCGCATTCTGCCGATATTAGACCGGTTTTTCCGCCTCAAAATACCCTTGGTTTACTCAACCTGTCTCATATCTGGAACAGGTTAGGTTTTTTGCTACAAACATCTGTGAGCACGGCCATATCAACTGTGGCAATTTCTGGGTGCTTCCTGTTCATCAAACGCAATTGGCTATGGACAGGGGCAGTGTAGCAGCCTGCCTCAATGTTTCGGGCTGACTGAACACATTCAGAGAGAAACACAACATGCGAGAGAGTAATAAGGGGTTATTTTCAATTATAACCTCAGTCTTACTGGCTCTAATCGGGCTTTTCCTGTTTTTGGGTGGGGCGGAACTGCTCTTCCTTGGCGGCTCCTGGTTCTATATTCTGGCAGGCGGCGTTATGCTGGCGGCGGCTTTTAATGGTTTTAAAAACCCAAGGCTTGCCACTCGCCTGTACGCAGTTCTGCTGCTGGCAGCAACGGTCTGGTCTCTTGTTGAAGTCGGCTTCAATATCTGGGGGCTGGAAGTCCGGCTGTTTACACTCATTGGCCTTGGGGCATGGCTTCTGCTGCCATGGGCCTGGCGTACGGGTGCCGACTGGCTGACCGACAAGCGTGAAGTGTTGGGGGCCGTTGCCGTTTCCACTCTTGTGGTTGTGGCGAGCTGTTTTGCCTCCTACTCGATCAACGGCACGGTACCGGCTGATCGCATGGCCGCGCAGGGGCAGGCCGATCTGGCCGCCAATGGTGTGGCAGATGCAGACTGGTCGGCTTATGGCCGCACGGTTGGGGGGGATCGCTACTCTCCCATCGGGCAGATCACACCCGCCAACATCAGCCGTCTCAAACGCGCATGGATGACCCGTACGGGCGACGTGCAGCAGAGCGGTGAGGGCACTGTTGCCGGACCTGATCAGGGGCATGAGTTCAATCTGGAACTGACGCCGATCAAGGTCGGTGACACGCTTTACATGTGCACCCCCCATAGCTGGGTTATGGCGGTGGATGCCCTGACCGGGAAGGTCAAATGGAAGTTTGACCCCAAGCCAGCAACGGCTGATCTGGACAAAAACGTGTATCTGGCCTGCCGTGGTGTTTCCTACTATCACATCCCGGATGAAATTCAGACCAGTTGCCGCAACCGCATCTACTCCCCCGTGGCAGACGTGCGCATGGTTGCTGTGAATGCCGAAACCGGCCAGCCATGTGATGACTTCGGCGACCATGGTTTTATCTCCCTGCGGGATTACCTTGGCCATGTGCCGCACGGCTTCCACTTTGTAACATCGCCTCCCATGGTGGCCAAAAACCGCCTGATCACTGGTGGTTGGATTTTTGATAATCAGGCCAATTTTGAACCTTCTGGCGCCATTCGCGCATTCAACGCCACTACAGGTGCCATTGAGTGGGCATGGGACGTCGGCCACACCCCCGAAACATGGAAACCCGGCCCGAACGATGTGCTGACGCGTGACACTCCGAATGCCTGGGGCGTTTACACGGCTGACCTTGATCTGGGGCTGGTTTACATTCCGACCGGCAACGCTCCGCCAGACAACTGGGGTGGTTCGCGCCGTCCGTTTGATGATGCCTCTTCCAGCGCCACGGTTGCTCTGGATATTGAAACAGGTGAACGCCGCTGGATTTACCAGACCGTGCATCATGACCTGTGGGATATGGATATTCCTTCCGGCCCATCCATGGTGGACCTGCCCGGCCCGAATGGGGAGAGCATTCCCGCTCTGGTCCAGAGTACCAAACGTGGTGAGTTCTTTGTGCTGAACCGCCGTACGGGCCAGCCTGTTCCGGGTTATCCGGTTGCGGAAAAATCCGTACCCACGGCCGGGCATGTGGCTGATGACCGCGTATCGCCCACCCAGCCATACCCAACAGCCATGCCTTCCCTTACGCCGCCTGATCTGAAAGAGTCTGACATGTGGGGTGCGACCCTGCTGGACCAGATGATCTGTCGCATCCAGTACCGTCAGTCTGCTTATGACGGGCAGTTTACACCGCCACATCTGGGCCAGACGACCATTGTCTATCCCGCATTCTATGGTATTGTGGACTGGCAGGGCATTACCATTGACCCGCAGCGCAAGCTTCTGCTGGCCAATGCAAGCTACCTGCCGTTCCGTATCCGTCTGGAAAAACGCCAGACACTGGAAGGCCCCGGCACTCTGCCGAAATGGGACGGTAAAGGCGAGGAACCTGCTGCCAAAGGTGACGCACTGTCTGTTTCACCTGACTATGGCACGCCGTACATTGCCTACACCAACCCCTGGCTGAATCCGCTGCAGATCCCCTGCAAAGGGCCGGTCTGGGGTACGCTGACCGCGATTGACCTTGTCACCAAGAAGATCGTCTGGCAGCACCCGGTTGGCACCGCACGGGATACAGGGCCTTTCCGCACCCACCACAACCTTCCATTGCCGACAGGCATGTATAACATTGGCGGGAACATTGTGACCAAAGGCGGCGTGGTGTTCATGGGGGCTACAGCAGACAATTACCTGCGTGGTTTTGACCTCTCTACAGGTCAGGTCCTCTGGCAGGACCGTCTGCCAGCAGGTGGTCAGGCAACCCCCATGTCTTATGAGGCAGGCGGCAAGCAGTACGTTGTGATTGCTGCAGGTGGCCACGGGGGCCTTGGTACCCGTAGCGGTGATTACATCATTGCTTACACGATCGATGGCGCACAGGGCACCAAAGCCCCGTAACGCCGCCTTTCATGCGGGGCTCCTGATTTTTTTTCTGGAGCCCCGTTTCTTTTTGAATACGGAAATCCTTCTGATGTGTCTGACAGAAAAGCCGGAGCGGCTGCGCTCCTTGCTTCGCCTCGTCGTACCCGGTGTGGTTCTGGTTTATGCGTCTCCCGTTCACGCTGCGGATGTGACACTCGGCATTATTGGCCCGCACGAATATGATCTGCCGGTCGATTTCAAACCCTTTAACGTGTTGGTGCAGTATGGGGATGGAAACGCTGCGGGCAGCACATATAACAGTCTGGGCCAGCGACAGGCCCGTGGTGGTAGCCATACATGGGCGGGTATGACCAAATATGTGCATTTCCGCAGTTTTGAGGCCATTCCCCATGTAGGTTTTGCTTTTGAACTGATCCAGTCCGAAAGTTATTCTCTGGCTAATGGCACGGATTATGGGGGGCTGGGCCCAACCATTGTGGGGCCCGCTGCGTGGTTCAAACCCGATGCACACAGCACCTTTGGCATACAGACTTTTATGCAGACGCCAGAAGGTACCCGTGATGCAACATCACCTCATTACTGGTCCAATATTTCCAGCTTTATTTTTGACTATGAGTGGAAACACTTCAGCTTCGATGGGGATGCTGGCACCGTTGTTGGTTCTACAAAACATGTAAAGGGTGCTCATAGTTATTCGCCCGGCGTGGTATTTTACTCCAATTTACGCTTCAGCTGGAAAGCAACGCAAAAACTGGAACCGTTTGTTGCGTTTGACTGGCAGAATGTGACCGGCACATACGACAATTCAGCCAAACGTTACCTTGATGATTCCAATAGCAGGGAAACAACATTAGGGCTGGGGTTGATGTATAATATTTCCAGGCATTTTTCGGTGACCGGCCGCTATTCGCACTCCCTTGAGGCGCGTAATACGCCCGAAACCAACGCGTATTATGTGAAGTTCGTCTACCTTTGGTAAAAGAAATACATAAGAGGCATCCCAATCTTTCACGTTGAGGTAAAATTTTCTTTAAATCGTGTTATGTGGAAGAGCGCATGAATGGCAACCAGAGCAGGGCAAGAATAGCGGAAGACGATATTCTGCCGTACCTGGCGCACGAGAAAGATTCAGCGACAGGCAATCCCTGTATCCAGCAGTCATGGGAGCGCTGTGCTTCGTCGCCCTGAATGACGATGGAGATGTGACCGGGGCAACACATGCCGCCCGCCTGATGATGGGATGGACGGATGACATGATCAAAACTCCCTCAACCTCTTGACCGAACTGGCAGCAGGTTCCGAAATAAGCCTGCAAAAGGAGGAGGAATGCGTTGTCAGGTCCGCACTGGTGGTCAGCCATGGCAATATGGCCGCCACAGCCCGTAGTCTGGGTATTAGCCGGACGACCCTTTGCCGCAAAATGAAGAGGCTGCCCATCCAGTAGCCTTGGCCTGTATTTAGTGCGGCCCACTCGCCTCTACGGGAAAGTCAAAAACAACGACTTTTTCCAGATAAGGGGCGGCAAACGCTTTAAAGGCATCATGCGCAGGATCAAAATAGCGCGGGTCGGATACAACTGGGCGACCAACGTAAAAATTGCGGTCTCCTGCGGATCGGAATGTCACCAGATAAGCCTGTTCAAGGCCCATATCCGCATTTTCTCCACTGATCTGTGGTCCGGTTTCGATCGAGAGAACCGGCGCTGAACCATCTGGACGGTGGGAGAGGTGATGGAGTGCAATAAAGCGTTTTGTAACCTCATTGCGTTCGGCTTGAGTCGTTTGTGGGGTAAAGCGGAACATAACCATATGCCGCACTAAACCGGGCTTGAAGTCGGGCGCAGTAAAGTGGGCTGCGCCGGTTATATGCGCTTCATTACGGATCTGCTGCGCTGCTTTGCTCAACGCCGGCACAGCCCGAACCGGCTGAGCCAACATGCCGAACGCTGCCAAAGAAGCAAAGGCAGCATTCAGGGCCAAGCGCGCTACTCTACTTTTCAATCTCATGCGGCACACAGTCATCATAAATTACAGTGTAATCAGGGAGCCGGATTGGAGTGAACCTGATGGATCGCGTTTATTTTTGCTTCCAATTCAGGAGTAATCGCCAGATCCAGAGAACCAAGAAGGATTTCAAGCTGC